CCATCACACCCACACACACAACTAGTAGCACCCTGAGTCCAACGAAATCACCGACCTCATCGTTTAAACGGTCTGATCGTTAACCAGGGGGGAGGGGTAGAACGGTAAACGTTTAATAGTAGTTCCCCCCCAGATACAAAAAACGGTGAAATTGAAAACGCTGAAAACGTTATAGAATGCGGCTTGGCGTTTAATAACTTGCATTATTAAATTCTCAAGTTAATATGCCGAAAAGTGATAGCTGATTAGGGATATTATGTCTGAGATAAAGACAAGAAAGAGAGGAAGGCCAAAGAAGAGCGAGATCCTTGAGAACAGCGTAGGTGGTCGTAGGAAGGTTGGTAGGCCAAAGGGTGATGCGGCTATTATCAATGAGTATAAAGCCCGTATGCTGGCTTCTCCGCGCTCTAGAGAGGTGTTAGAGACTATCTTTAGGGCTGCGTTGGACGATGACCATAAGCATCAGGCGGCTGCATGGAAGTTAGTGATGGATCGTGTGGCTCCAATAGCAGCATTTGAGAAGGAAGTGGTAAAGGATGGGGGTAGAAATGCCATCCAAATCAACATATCCGGTATAGGTGGTACAGTTGAGACCCATGAAGTAAGTACAATTGATGGGGAATCGGGTGAAATACTTTAAGATCGAGGAGTTTGATTGTCAGGAGACAGGGGAAAACCACATGGATCCCGATTTTCTGGAAAGGATTGAGCTTTTGAGACACCGTTGTGGGTTTCCATTCCACATTACAAGCGGATATAGGAGCAAAGATCACTCTTTAGAAAGCAAAAAGGAAAGACCTGGTATGCATTCTAGGGGTAGGGCCGCCGATATAGCCGTTAAGAGTGGATATGAACGGCATAAAATAGTAAAGGAAGCTATGAATCTTGGCTTTAACGGGATTGGTGTGGCAGATTCCTTTGTCCATGTAGACACACGGAAAAGTCCCGTGATCTGGGTATACTGATGCTATATACAAAGAACGTAAACGTCACCACCGCAAACACAGATACGCCTGTTGTCCTTATCCCTGACGGTTATGTAGGCCACTGGAACATGTTATTCGTTACAAATGTAGGCGGCTCTACTAACGGGGTGGGCATTAAAGTAGTTAAAGCTGACGCAACTGTTATCGACATCCTTGGCGGTGGTAATCTGTCCTCTAAAGAGTACATTTTATTAAGTGATGCCGTATTTGTGCTACAAGGTGGGGATGAGATACAGGCGTATACCACAAGCGCAGGGGATGTAGAGTTCGTTGTGACCTTTGATTTGTTAGAAGCTCCAACCACCTTTGTGAATTTCAATGGATCTTAACGTACAACTACTACCTTGGCAGCAGGAGGTCTGGAATGATCCGACTCGTTTTAAAGTTGTTGCTGCTGGTCGCCGTACTGGTAAATCCCGCCTTGCTGCTTGGCTTCTAATCATTAACGGGCTTCAAGCTGAAAAGGGTCATGTCTTCTATGTAGCCCCAACACAGGGGCAGGCTAGAGATATTATGTGGCAAACCCTATTAGAAATAGGACATCCCGTTATATCAGGAAGCCATATTAATAATCTTCAAATTAAACTCATTAACGGGACAACCATTAGTCTTAAAGGCGCGGATAGGCCAGAGACTATGCGGGGTGTCAGCCTAAAGTATCTCGTCATGGACGAATACGCAGACATGAAGCCCGATGTATGGGAGCAGATTCTAAGACCTGCTCTGGCTGACCAAAAGGGATCTGCGCTATTCATTGGTACGCCTATGGGACGTAACCACTTCTATGAACTCTACAAGTATGGCGAGTTATCTGAAGACGAAACCTATAAAGCATGGCACTACACTAGCTACGATAACCCGTTACTGGACCCATCCGAGATAGATGTGGCTAAGAAATCCATGTCTAGCTACGCATTTCGTCAGGAGTTTATGGCCTCATTTGAGGCTAAAGGCTCCGAAATGTTTAAGGAAGAGTGGGTTAAGTTTGCAGAAGAAGCTCCCGATAACGGGGATTATTATATAGCAATTGACCTTGCTGGCTTTGAAGATGTAGGCAAAAAGCGTAGCAAAAACAGTAAGTTAGATGAAACTGCTATTGTAGTAACTAAGGTTTGCGATAACGGGGATTGGTACGTTGACAACATTATCTATGGCCGATGGGACTTAAATGAAACAGCCACAAAAATATTTCAAGCTGTCCGTGACTATCAGCCTATTAGTGTTGGGATTGAAAGGGGAATTGCAAAGCAGGCCGTTATGTCACCCCTCATGGATCTCCAAAAGAAATACAATAAGTTTTTTAGAGTTGAAGAGTTAACCCACGGAAATAAAAAGAAAACAGATCGTGTGATGTGGGCGCTTCAAGGTAGATTTGAAAATGGAGTCATAACCCTGAATAAAGGCGAGTGGAACTCTAGGTTTCTAGATCAGTTATTTCAATTTCCAGATTCATTAACACATGATGATCTGGTAGATGCGCTGGCTTATATAGACCAATTAGCTGAAGTACCGTATGGTATTGGCGATATTGAGTTTAATGAGCCAGAGATTATTGACGCGATAGCGGGATATTAAGATGGAAAACCTATTACCTGTTGACAAACTTATTCTTGAAGAGTCTCTTGAAGAATGGGTAATGACTAAATGCGAAGATTGGCGAGATCACTTTGAGTCTAATTATGAAGAAAAGTTTGATGAGTATTACCGCTTATGGCGTGGCATTTGGGATCCTGCCGATACTGAGCGTAAGTCTGAGCGTAGTCGTATTATTTCTCCTGCTCTTCAGCAAGCTGTCGAATCTAATGTCGCGGAACTAGAAGAGGCTACATTTGGTCGTGGCAAGTGGTTTGATATATCAGACGACATGAATGACAGAGATCGTCAGGATATTTTATATCTACGAAATAAATTAGCCGAAGACTTTAGCAAATCAAAAATACGTAAAGCTGTATCTGAATGCTTGATTAATGCCGCTGTGTTTGGTGTAGGAATTGGCGAGATTATCCTTGAAGAAGAAAAGGAAATGAAGCCAGCTACTCAGCCCGTTATGGATGGACAGCTTCAGGCAATAGGCGTAGAAATAAGCGATAGGGTTGTTGTTAAGCTAAAGCCCGTTATGCCTCAGAACTTTTTAATTGATCCTGTAGCCACATCAATTGAAGAAGCTATGGGTGTTGCAGTGGATGAGTTTGTTAGCAAACATCAAGTTGAGTTATTGCAGGAGCAGGGTGTTTACAGAGATGCTATAATAGAATCTGCCGCAACAGATACCGATTTAGAGCCAGATCAAAACTTAACTGTATTCCAAGACAACAAAGTACGTCTTACAAAATACTACGGTTTAGTTCCTAAAAGCATTCTAGAAGAAGCAATAGGCGACAGCATTGAAGAAGACTCAATGTATGTCGAAGCAATTGTAGTTATTGCTAACGGGGGAACGCTTCTAAAAGCAGAAGCCAACCCTTATATGATGAAAGATCGTCCAGTAGTTGCATTCCCTTGGGACGTAGTACCTGGTCGATTCTGGGGTCGTGGTGTTTGTGAGAAAGGCTATAACAGCCAGAAGGCGCTCGATACAGAGATTCGTGCTCGTATTGATGCTTTGGCATTAACAATACACCCAATGCTTGCTATTGACGCTACACGGCTTCCTAGGGGATCTAAGCCAGAGATACGTCCTGGCAAGATGATCCTTACTAACGGAGACCCTCGTGAGGTTCTACAACCTTTTAACTTTGGACAAGTCGGACAAGTCACCTTTGCACAAGCTGCTGCACTTCAACAAATGGTTCAACAAGCAACTGGCGCAGTGGATTCAGCAGGGATCGCTGGACAGGTTAATGGTGAAGCTACTGCTGCTGGGATCTCTATGTCTCTCGGCGCAATTATTAAGAGACATAAGCGCACCCTTATAAACTTCCAAGAGTCTTTCTTGCTCCCATTTGTAACGAAAGCTGCACACCGTTATATGCAGTTTGACCCTGATAATTATCCGGTTCAAGACTACAAGTTCACTGCTAGCTCTACTCTAGGCATCATTGCTCGTGAGTACGAGGTTACACAGATGGTGCAACTCTTACAGACCATGCAGCAAGACAGTCCTCTGTACCCTGTGTTGATCCAGAGCATTATCGACAACATGAA